AAGCAGACCACAAACTACAATGGACAGAGTATTTGCAAAATTAAGTAAATAACAATTTTTAATAAATAAATAATTTCAATTATGGCAGAGCCAACAATCACAACAACGTACGCTGGACAGTTTGCTGGAAAATATATTTCCGCAGCATTACTTTCTCCAAGTACAATCGACAACGGAGGAGTAACTGTACTTCCTAACGTTAAATTCAAAGAAGTTTTACAAAACGTAGCGACTTCAACTTTATTAGCTAACGCAACTTGCGACTTTGACGCTGCTGGTTCAACTGTTACGCTAACAGAAAAAATTCTACAAACTAACGACTTGCAAGTAAATATGCAATTGTGTAAATCACAATTCTTTAATACTTGGCAATCGGCTGAAATGGGAGCTTCTCAATTTTCAGACTTACCAAAATCTTTCTCTGACTATCTTTTAGGATATGTTGCAGGAAAAGTTGCTGCTGAAATGGAAACTACTCTATGGAGTGGAGCTGCAGGAGCTGCAGGTGGACTTACTGACGGTGGGTTTACTGTATTAGCTGCTGCACAATGTCCAGCTGCTAACATCATTGCTCCAGCTGCCGTGACCGCTTTAAATGTGATAGATGAGCTTGGAAAGGTGGTCGATAAAATTAATGCAGAAACTAACATCTACGGACACGAAGATACAAGAATCTTTGTTTCAAGAAATGTAATGGCTGCTTACGTTCGTGCTTTAGGCGGTTTCGCTGCTACAGGTGCAAACGGTGTAGACAACAGAGGTACAATGTGGTATGCTGACGGTGGCGGTGTTTCATTTGACGGTATTAAGTTGTTTATGGCAGAAGGTCTTGCAAATGACAGAATGTTAGCTGCACAGGTTTCTAACCTTTACTACGGTGTTTCTTTATTGTCAGACACGCAAGAAGCAAGAGTTATAGATGTCAGCGCTTATGACGGCAGTGACAATGTGCGCGTAGTTATGCGAATGGCTGCTGGTGCGCAAATCGGAGTTGCTGAAGACGTAATTTACTACGGAGCATAATATAAACCAGAACTATATTAAAGGAGGAGGTAAAGCGCCTTCTCCTTTTTTTGTTCATAAAACTAAAAAAAATGAGCTGCGATATTAGCAATGGGCGTTTGGAAGCCTGTAAATCAAGCACAAGTGGTATAAAAGCCTGTTATATAATCAACTACGATAAATTGAATTCAGATTCTGTGACTTACCTTACTACGCCTGTAGGTGAAGAAGACGTTATAGATACTTGGACTCCAATTGATACGACAACGCCTTTAAACTTGTATAAATTCGAATTAAAGTCAAACAGTAATTCCTTCACACAGGCGATTAATTCGTCACGTGATAATGGAACGACATTTATGACTCAAACTTTGGTTATAAACCTTAAAAAACAAGATGCAGTAACGACTAAAAACGTAAAACTTTTGGCATACGGAAGACCACGTATAGTTGTACGTTCTATGACTGACCAATTTTTCTTGGTTGGAATAGACCAAGGTGCAGACGTTTCTGCTGGTGAAATTTCAACAGGTGCAGCGTTAGGTGACTTTAACGGTTACTCTTTAACGTTCACGGCTGAAGAAGAAATACCAGCAAACTTTATTGACTGTTCAACTGAAGCTGGACTTGCAGCAGTATTTAACAATACTACTGACGATGCAGTTATTGTAACTTCTTAAGTTTCCTTCCTTTCATAATGTAGATTAAGCACCTTTCGGGGTGCTTTTTCTTTGCAATATAAAACAGATTTACACTTTTTAAGTTATTATAGTATGGTAATACTTCAAGCAATAGCAACAGAGCAAAGTTTTAGCTTCATTCCAAGAAGCCAAACTTACGATACGTTACTTGTTCAGAACGAAGCAACAGGCGAAGAAGTAACTATTACAATCACAAGTTTTACAAATGGCGACTACTACGATACAATAAACGCTACTTTTGTAAACGGTGACTTTAGTTTAATAGAAAACAACTTTTATAAGCTTACACTAAAAAACGGAACTACAACAGTACATAAAGACAGAATATTCTGCACGAACCAAACGCCTGTAGTCAACTATTCAGTCAATGACGGACAATACACGTCTAACGTTTCAAATAACGAATTTATAATTTATGAGTAACAACATACACTTATTAGAATTAAGCACATACGAAGCACCTGTAATAACAGAAAGTAAGCGCAACGATTGGGTAGAATACGGTGAAGACAATTTATACTACAATCACCTTATCAATATGTATACTAATAGCACAACGAATAACGCTATTATAAACAACATTACAAGGTTAGTATACGGTAAAGGCTTAAACGCTACAGACGCACAAGTAAAGCCAAACGACTACGCAGTAATGATGTCGCTATTCAAAAAGCAAGACGTTAGACAACTTGTAACAGACTTAAAACTACTTGGACAATGTGCAATGCAAGTTATATACTCTAAAGACCGTAAGAAGATTGTAAACGTACACCACATACCTGTTCAGTTATTAAGACCAGAGAAGTGTAACGAAGAAGGTAAAATAGAAGCTTACTATTATTCAGACGATTGGTCAGACGTAAAGAAATACCCACCTAAAAGAATTAGTGCTTTTGGGTGTTCAAAAGACGGACTTGAAATTTTAATGGTAAAACCTTATAGTGTAGGAATGAAATATTTTGCACTTGTAGACTATACAGGTGGCTTACCTTATTGTGCTTTGGAAGAAGACATAAGCTGCTACTTAATCAACGAAGTAAACAACGGCTTTAGTGGTAGAACGGTAGTAAACTTCAATAACGGAATACCAAGCGAAGAACAACAACACTTGATAAAAAACAAAGTGCTTAACCAACTTACAGGTACTTACGGTGAAAAGTTAATAGTTGCTTTTAACAACAACGCAGAAAGTAAGACAAGCGTCGACGCAATGCCTGTAAACGATGCACCAGACCTTTATTCAACTTTAAGTACAGAATGTCGTGAAAAAATTATGTTGTCGCATAATTGTACGTCACCATTACTTTTTGGAATAGCAAATACAAGCACAGGTTTTAGTAGTAATTCAGACGAACTAAAAGATAGTTTTGCACTATTCAATAATATGGTAATTAAGCCAATGCAAGAACTTCTAATAGACGCATTTGACGAAATACTTGCATACAACAACATAAGCTTAAACTTGTATTTTAAGACACTTAAACCGCTTGAGTTTGTAGAAATAGGTGTTCAAGTAGGAACAGAAGAACTTGAAGAAGAAACAGGCGTAGAATTAAGCGAAGTAAACAAGGACTTACAAGACTTTATAGACTTGGGCGAAGAACCGCACGAAGATTGGTTGCTTATAGATGAATTTGAAGTAGACTATGACAATGACGAAGCAGAAAACGAACTATTATCTTCAGAAGTTAAATTAAGCCTAAAAGACAAACTTATAAACCTTGTTTCTACAGGTACTGCAAATCCAAACGCAAAAAGCGCACAAGACGAAGTAATAGACGGTATTAAGTTTATTACACGTTATGTTTATGCTGGTGGTATGAATGGTGGCAAAACAGGTCAAGTAAGACCATTTTGCGAACTTATGACAGAAAAGAATAAGATATATAGAAAAGAAGATATTATAAGAATGCAAAACGTAGCAGTCAATCCAGGTTGGGGACCACGTGGCACAGATACTTATTCGATATGGCTATATAAAGGTGGCGGAAACTGTCACCACCGTTGGAACAAACAAATCTATGTAGCTTTTGAAGGCACAGGAATAGACGTAAAAAGCCCAAAGGCAAGACAAATTGCTGGTGCAAAAGCAGCTAAATACGGATATGTAATAAAGAATCCTAAATTAGTTTCTGAAAGACCAATAGATATGAAGAATAGAGGTTTTTTACCAAGTAACAAAAGACAATAAGAATGGCAAAAGCACTTTTAATATCACGAAATGACGTAGTAAAGTTTACTTCTGTAAACGGTAATGTAGACGTAGACAAGTTTATACAGTACGTTTCTATCGCACAGGATATTCACGTACAATCTATGTTAGGAACAAGACTACTTGAAAAGATACAAGCAGACATAATTGCTGGTACTTTAGCAGACCCATATTTAAGCCTTCTAACGACTTATATTAAGCCTTGCTTGATACACGCAAGTATGTTAGAGTATTTGCCTTTTGCAGCTATTACAATAGGCAACAAAGGCGTATATAAACACGGAGCAGAAAATAGCGAAACGGTAAGTAAAGACGAAATAGACTTTTTAATAGAACGTGAAAGAAAGACTTACGACCATTACAAAGAAAGGTTCATAGACTACATTTGTCAAAACAGTACATTGTTTCCAGAATACAATGCAAATAGCGGAAGTGATATGTACCCAAATACTTACAATAATTTTACAGGTTGGGTGTTATGAAGTACAAACCAAAAGCAAAAAACGTTAAACGTTTAGAACTATATTTAAAAAAATACTATGGCAGAAATACGGATAAGCCAATTAACGGCAAAGGCAAGTAATTTAGCAAGTACAGACGAATTTGCAATTGCTGAAGATGACGGTGCTGGTGGTTATGTTTCTAAAAAGATAACAGGCGCAGAATTAAAAAACAGTAGCTTAATATTTACAACTAATAGCACTTACAACTTTAGTTTAGTAGATGCAAATAAGACCGTGTTTTTGGCAGATGCTACAAGCGTAATTGCAAGAATACCTAACAACACTTCTG